ATGTAAATCAACTTGTGTTTCCAAGCGCACTCGGACCACGTTTTAAGTTCTGAATATGATATATGCATTAATCCTCCAAGTCATGTAATTGCATCAACTTGGAAAATAAAACTGGTGAAGTTTCTTTAAGATCTTGGCGTTTGCCCATGTAAAACTGTTCAAATCCTTTTGCCCAATACTCTCTTAACGAGGTGACAGCATAAGGCGAAGGAAAGATTCCCGGAACCAATTGCCAAAGAACGTCATAGGTTACCTTTTCATAAAGATAATCATCGATATTCTTATCATAATCAACATTATAGATAAAACCTGTTGGTACACCAAAACCTTGATCTTTCAAAATAAAAGCTAATTTTTTTCTTCTGTAGAGGAATTCTTTTTCAAGCTTTCCATCTTCATAGATTATTTGTTCAAATTGCTTCTCATTTGAATGAGCAATTTCGTGTATCAAATCATCAATCATATCCATTTCAGAATCTTGATCGTTTGTAATATAGATGGCTCCGTTTTGCCACAAAGCATTAATATCACGATCAATAAGATCTTGAAAATGACCGATGTAGATAATATCAATATTTGATAAAACATGGTTAGGAAGATGTTTAGCAACATAACGAATAACAAAATCAACGTCAACATGTTCAGGAAGACGATCTTTAATATAAATGTTAACATCACCAAGCATGTAATGATCCTTTAGTTTTTTAGATCTTTTTACAGATTCTTCTAACCAGTTCATTTATTCTCCAAAGTAGTAATATAACTATAACACATTAGGATAAAAATGTCAAGGAATAAATAGAATATTTTTTCTCAAACTAAAGAATTTTTGATGAAATTGTTGCTAATCTCGAACGTTCACCTTTTAAGAAAGTTATATGTCCTGAAATATCATGAGACTTAAATTTTTCAACAGCATAAGTCAAACCGTTTGAGGTTTCGTTTGTGTAGATATTATCAATCTGTTCAATGTCTCCTGTGAGTACAATCTTGGTTCCTTCTCCAACGCGAGTAAGGATAGTTTTAACCTCATGTGCGGTTAAGTTTTGAGCTTCATCAATTACAATAAAAGCGTTATTAATAGAACGACCACGAATGTAAGTAAGAGCTTCGATTTGTATCTTGCCTCTTTGAACATATTCATCCAGATAAACGTTGTCTTTTCCTAAGATAGTTTCTAAGTTATCTTGAATGGGCATCAACCAAGGAAGCATTTTCTCGTGCATGGTTCCGGGTAAGAAACCAATGTCTTTTCCAAGAGGTTGAACAGGACGAGAAACAACAATCTTTCTATATTTATTATTGTTTTTCTTAAGAGAAAGGGTTTGTTCCATTCCGGCAGCAATTGCCATAAGGGTCTTACCAGATCCGGCCTTACCGATAAGAGAAACAAACTTTATCGAATCATCAAAGAGAAGATCATAAGCAAACTTTTGTTCTTTGTTTCTTGGAATAATTCCCATGGTCAAAGCTTTAACATCATCTCTTATTTTCTCAATTGGTTTTTCATCCAATACAAAACGAGCCAAAGCAGATTTCTTTGGGTTTGATGAGGAAATAAGAATAAGAAATTGATTTGGATATAACTTTATCTTTCTTTCTTTTTGAAACAATTCGTCAAAGTGTATTGGTTCGTCCGCATAGAATTGTTCAATTAATTCATCATCGACAACCATTTCAAGAAAACCAGTGTAAATCTTCTCGGCATCTTCGATAATGCGTTCGGTTTCGTAGTCCTCGGATAAAAGACCAATAGCATCAGCAATCACTCGCATATTGATGTCGCGAGAAATCATGACGGTCTTTCGCTTTGGAAATTGTTGTTGAACGGCAAGAGCAACGCCAAGGATTTGATGATCGGGAACTTGCATTGATAAGAAGCCAGGAAGGTCTTTTTTTGCCTCTTCAACCTTAAGGATACCCAAACCCTTACCCAAACGAATTCCTTTGCTTAAAGAGCCTTTTTCGCGCAATTCATCAAGTATTTTGATTATCTGTCTTGCGTGGAATCCAACGGAGTCTTGGCGTTTTTTATGTTTGTCAATTTCTTCGAGGACTTTATAAGCAATGAATAAATCATTATTGCCAAACTTGTAAAGACATGATGAGTCGGTTAAGAAAACCGAGGTATCAATCACATAATTCTTTTTTGCCATTGTTGTTTCCTTTTGTTAATGTAGTTTTCAACTAGTTTTTCTAATTTTCTTTGGATTTGTTCTTCTTTTATGGCGTCATTCATTTTTACCCTCTTCATAAAATCGGTGACCAAATACGAATTATAATATTCATTTTTATCCGTCGTACCTATTTCTTTCCAGATAACAAAGAGCTTATCAGGCTCCCATCCAGTCTTTTGAAACTTAATAATTTCTATTTTGCCGGGCGTGATTTGCCGCACTTGATTGGAATATTCCTCACTATCTTCGGATACTTCAAGTTCTTGTCCTTTTATTTTATCTTTTATCTCATCAAGTGTGTTAACTAGTAATTCTTTTTGTTCTTTGGTGATGTTGTTAACATCGATTGTATTCCACCATTTAGAAATTGAAGTGGTTATTTGATCGATATTTTGATCGTAATCAAATGAATACAATGCTGGATTATTATTATTGTCTTTAGCTCCAATGAATACAAAAGACTTAAGATTATCGTCATCCTCATACACATCAACACCATTAATTTTAAATAAACTCCAAAAGTGATTTTTTGATTTAAAAATCTTTTTGGAAATGTTTTTTATTCTTTGAATATTAACATTATCTAAATTTTTTGGGTCAATTTTTGTTAATGTCTTTAAAAATATTTTATAATCAACTTTATCAATGTTATCATTTATTAGCTTTAAAGCTTTATGTACTTTCTTGTTAGTTTCTGAGGATTTAAATCCATCATGAATATTCTCTCCATCTGGGCTGTATTTGGAATGAATGTGCCAATATAAATTTCGGAACATATCTGATAATTGTGCTCCGGTGTTTGTTTTACCTTTATCATCAGATAGTTTTTGATACTTAGTTAACATTTCATTAGAATATTTGGCTAATTCTTTTGCTGATGTTCTTAATTGATTTTTGTTTTCATTATTTTTCCAATTTACATGCATTTCTTTTATTTTTTTTATAAAGTTTTCAGAAAACTCATCTTTAAAATTTTGATTTTCATTTGATTCTCTAATAGGAGTAAATCTAAGTGTTCCTTTCGCTAATTTTTTCAACCAATTGTCTTCATCTTTTTTAACATAATCATAAATAAAGTTTTCTATTTTGTCTGGGTCGTTGAACATCTCATCTTTAAGTCTATAAAAAATTGAATTCATAATTTTAAATGCGGTTTCTTCGTCACTTGTAGTAGTTATTTTCTTATCTGAATCTAGGCCTAATTCTTTCATTATTGTTTCAGGAGATAAATCACTGGCTGGTGCTGTTTCGTCTTCAGGGCTAATTGCTTCATCTGATCCTAGATTTTCAATATCATCTCCTTTCACGTTTTTTCCAAGAATTGTCAAGCCGTCTCCAAGAAATTGGATCAATGCATTTCTTAATCTATCAATTGCAACTTCTCCGCCTTTAGCTGATTCTAAAGATTTAAAGTTTGCAATTGCTGTTTTTAAATGTGTGTCTATTGCTTCTTGGAACTTGTTTTCATAGTCCTTAAGCTCAGGTCCACCGGCAGAGCCAAATGGTGCAACATTTGGAAATACTTTGAGAATTGGTTTAATCTTATCAAGTTCTTCTTGTACCACTTCTTTATTTGATGATTTTAAACTACCACCAATGATAAAATCAATGAAGTCATGAAGTGGTTGTAATTTAACACTTTCTTCTGCTGTTTCTGGATCTGTTCCAGCATTATCTGCTTCTGTTATTGTTTTGGTTTTTGGCAAAGATTTTAAAATCATTTTTCCATATTCAATTAATTGATCAACCTCTTTATCTAAAATTCCTTTTTTTCTTTTTGCTCCAGCTTTTGCTTCTCCTGCCATGGCTATATATTCTTTAAGAGCTTTTTTGACTTTTCTGGTTTGTTGCAAAAACGCATTTAAGGAAGCTTTAATATTTTTGATATTTAAACCTTTTGCTTCTTGGAGAGATTCTGTTGCAACAGTTGTTGTTTTTGTAAATCCTGCTGTTCTATCCTCTCCTGTAAGTGCTGCTTCAATTGTTTTTATTAGAACTCTTAATAAGTCTCCTTGTTCGTAAAGATATGGTTTATCATAAAATCCTTTCATTGCTTCAACGGCTTTTTTAACATCTTCTGTTGGGACGAAGAGGTCTGTGTCTACTTCGTCTTCTTCACTCGGGGGTGTTTCAGTAGATGTTGAAGTTGGTTTCGTTGTAGGTTCGGATGATGGTTCAGAAGTTGATTTTGTCGCATCAGTTCTTTCATCAGTAGAGGTTGCGGCAGATCCTGCATCACTACTTCTATCGGAAGCTGCCAAATCTAACAGTTGCTTAAGAGATAGTTTTTCTGGTGTGTTAGTTTGTAAAGTTGCTAATCTTTGAATATCATCTGTTTCAATTTTATTTGTATCACCAGCTAATCCAGCAATTTGTTGTTGTGCATTTTCATCAGCTCCTTGAAGTTTTTCAACAGTTGGGAATATTGTTTTAATTGCTGTTAATCCTGCTTCGTCTTTAGCCATATCACCAAATATTTCGATTGCTTTCTGTTTGTATGCGTCATCAGCATCAGCTTCAAGCATTAATTCTTCCAAGATCATTTCTTCTAATTTTTCTTTATTCATTTACTTTTACTCCTAATTTTTCAAGAGCATAAGTCAAAGCTTGCCTTCCATTTCCTTGTTGTATTTGAGAAATTGCGGCATCAATTAATTTATCTAAAAGGATAAGCTCTTGTTTATCCGCACCTTTAATTTTGCTAAAAACTTGATAAAGCTTTTTAAATTTATCTCTCATTTTATTTATTGAATTCACAACTTCTTCATCTTGTTGAGCTTTTTCAACCTCTTCTTTGATGATTTGTTGTAATTTTTCTTTTGAAACTTTCATTATCACAACTCCATAATTCGTTTACAATAAATAGCAAAAAAGCGAGGATTTGACCTCGCTTCTTCTTTTAATTATTGATATTCATCTTTGGGATCGATATTGATCTCTCCAGTTAGAATAGAAAACAATTGTTTGATTTCAGGATTTGATGATATCTGTATAGCAGACACCACAATCAATTGTATTTCTTCTTGTGTTAAACCTAATTCATAAGCTTTCTTTGCAGCATACAATAATTCTGTAAAAGCTTTTTGTTTTGAAAGAGGCCAAGTTTGCAAGTCCATTGACAATCTCATTAATTTTTCTGAAAATTCTTTAGCGTCCATTTTGATTCTCCTTTAATTTATTAACAAGCCATGATGAAGATTGAGGTTTGTTATTTCCTCCAATCGCCCACATCATTTGAATTCCTAATTCTTCACATACATCCATTTCTGGTGTGTTTTCGGTTTTACGATCTCCGCCATTTGCAAAAGCGTCTGGTTTATGTCTTCGAAGGGCTTCACATACAGTTCCATCATTATCATCGACAGCAGTTACAAAACGAACTCCTTTGATATTTCCCATGATTTCAGCTCGTTCTTCCCATGGCATAAAGACATAGCCTTTCTTTCTTATAAGCCAGTCGTCAGAATTAATTATAACCATAACATCTCCATAACGAGCAGCATCAAGAATCATACGTATGTGTCCAATGTGAACAGGGTCAAAACCACCACTCACAGCAATTACAGGTCTTTCTCTCATTTTATCTCCTTTAGATATATTTGTCCCAACAATCGGGAAACTTGATTTGTCTATAATAGTCTCTTATAGTTATAGCAGGTTTTTTTGGCTTTGTCAAGAGATTCATTGAAATTTCTTCAAGTTTTTTATGACCTTTTTTTCCATTGCATTTTTTGCATGCAGCAACAATGTTTTCCCAAACTCTTTCTCCACCATGAAATTGAGGAACAACATGATCAAGAGTAAGTTCTCCAAATGAAAAAACACCTCCACAATATTGACAGGTGTTTTTATCTCTCCAAACAACATTCTTCCGATTACAGGTCAAAGAGAATGGTCGTTTATGAATGTAGCTTTTAAGGACGATAACAGCAGGATAAAGGAGCGTTGGATGAGGTCCGGTGTCATATGTCTCCAACAATCTTGCGCGACCTCCAATGACCATATTTGCGCCTTTAAAAGCGTCAATAATCTCGATGGGTCGCCACGATGCATCCAGCTTTAATGTATATAACTTTTCCACTTTATAACTAGTTTTTAGTTATCAGTTTTCCAGCTGATGATTCGCCAGATATCTTAGAAAGACAAGATTCTGAGAGAGAAAAATTCTCAATAAATGATTTAAGCTCGTTAAACGCTCTTTTAAAATCAGGCATCATTTCAATCTCTGTTTTGCCGTCATGGGAATGGATTGCGTGAACCTCTCCAATGTTATCATAAATGGTAACCGATGGGTGTTCTGATAACCAAGTTAAAGCAACTTTACCGTTATCAAAAATAAAGCCTTGAGCAACTCGTCCGGTACCAGATACACCAGATTCATCTTCAAGGCGATTTAAATAAAAAATTTTCATAATCATAATCTCACTATCTACTGTTGGCGATTCTTGGAATTATTTCATCAAAAATAAGATTTAAAGTATCTTTTGTAGACTTAACTTCAAAAGCCCTTCCGTGAACCCTCAACCTTTCGTAAATAGCTTGATCATTTCCATTGTGCCCACATCTGTCTCCGACAAACCAACATTCCCAATCTTTAAAATGTTGTAAGGCAAAGGTTTTATCCCAGCCTTTTGGATAAATATCGAAGGAAGTTTCTCCTCCTAATTTAATTGTTAATCTATCCGACATATTTGTTTTTAATAGAAACTTTTCAAATCCTTTTATCTCATTCATTCTAAATGAATTATCTAATTTATCAAACTCTTCAAATCTTTTTCTATCATGATCTGTTGCGTTTCTTCCAATTGGACACCAATTAATCATAGAACCTCTGTAATTAACAAAATGTCCGGTCATTGGAATATTATAAAGATGCAACTGGGCTTGTCGTTGAAGAATAAAACGCATTATTGTAGAAAATTGAAGCTCACCTAATTCTTCTCTCATGTTTTTTTGAAAGGTAAGCTCATGCGATTGAGCGGCAGCTTGGGGAGGAGGATAGTATTTTGTGCCATTACAGGGGAGGATATGTAATTTGTAACGTATCTCACTATTCTCCATCAACAAGCCCATTTGTTGCAAAACGTAATTGTGATCAGATCCCGTAACAATTCCGATCTCGCTTATTTTAGCAAGCTCTCGTAATGCCGGAACTAGATCTCTATCTAACTCTTTTCGTGGTGGTGTTAAGGTCCCATCCATATCAAATAAAACTATTCTTTTCATCCTCTCTCCAAAGATTATGTTTATAATATAACATACTTCTTAATCTTTGTCAAGTAAAATATTAAACTTTTTTAAATTTTCTTTAAATTCGTTTTGATTAATGCCTAAGAAAGAGGCTGCATCATTAAGTGATCTTGTTGAGGAAAGTGCGAACATCAGGACAGCTTCTCTACAAACATAGTGAAGGGATTTCCATATTGGAAAACCATACAGCTTATGATTAACAAAACGAGCAGCTGCTTCTAATTTAATAGCAATGAGTTCCTCCAAGGTCAATTGGTTGATTCTTGAGAGGAATACTTCATCGATTTTCTTTTCTTTCTGTAGGCGATTAATAGTAGAATAATGATAAGATTTACCTTTTACTTCATTACGTTTTTTTTGCCACATTAAACACCTTCAGGGTTTTCAATATTTGGTT